GGGTAGGGCAGTGATTGCTGTGCCTCTCAAGTCGAGAGAACCTCCCACTGTCAGGTTATCGGGTAGGGCAGTGATTGCTGTGCCTTCCAAGTCGAGATAACCTCCCACTGTCAGGTTATCGGGTAGGGCAGTGATTGCTGTGCCTCTCAAGTCGAGATAACCTCCCTTAAATAACTTGCCATCTTTAATCTCCAATTTTACTTTGCATACATCTTCAAAGTATGCTTTGATTTCTTCTTGTGTCATAATATTGTTTTTATTTATTTGTAAAATGATAATTCTGCGCGATAAAGTCTTGTAATTCGATTGCTCCATTGATAAGGGCACTTAGTTTTGATATTGCTTCGATAACTTCTTCCGGATTGTTCAAATTATTATGAAGCTGGATTGATCCTTTGCAATCATGAATGGTAAGTTTCATGATTCCATCTTCCATTACTTTGGCATGAAAGCTCGCCATGCTCCGGGGACTATCTGGCAATAGAAATTTTTTACTGTTGTATGTTGGTTTTTCCATTAATTTGTTGCGTAAGTTGTTATTGGTTTTGAATTTCCGTAAAGCAGAAACCATCTGTAAGAGAGTTCAAGATATTTGTCACGTCCATCTTTGTAAAAATCTGAATCACGATTAATTGAAATTCTAAATACTTTGAAATTCTTCTTTGAAATTCCGATTAAAACATCTCTGTCACTTCCTGCTATATCCATGTACCAAGCTCGCTGTCTATCGTAATCAAAGAACTTGCAAGCAGTTTCAAATTCTTTTTGTGTTGTGGCTGCCGTACTTTTTATGTCACCACCCCAGTTCCAATCAGCTCGCCATAAATCCCATTTGCATCTTGCGTTCAATTCAAAGTCAAAGCCTTTATAATCCATTTTCCTAAGTGCTGTCATCTTCTTTTGTCCATCTGCCTTCTCAGCTATCATTTGGGAAAAATCATCGTTCCAAAAAGCCTTTTTCATATTTTCAGCTTTTGTAAATTCTTCGACCGAGAAAACTTCACCGTCAAGGCTTCGTTTGAAATAATCAACCCGATGTGGTTCCGTAATCATAGCATCAATTAAATTTCCAAATCTGTAGGCATCTTTTGAATCAGGCATCATTCGGGGAAAGAGTTGGTTTTTAAGCCAACTCAAATCCGAATTTGATACTTCGTTCATGGAGTAGTAAGGGTCCATATTATTCAGTTACTTTTTTAATTGCATCAATCCAATTTTGTGGAACATTATTAGTTTCCAACTGCATTGATTCTATAGCTTCATTTAAGCATTTAAGTAATTCAGGTGCACTCGCAATTAGTTTTGCATTTGCTTGAGCTTGTTCGTAGTTCCAACCGCTAACCTTTGCAATCTTGCATTGCGATGGCATTGATACCACCTCTGTTTGTCCTGATACAAACCAATCTCCATCTGTGTGTTTCATGATTATTTCGCTTTATAAACTGGTTGGTATTCGATTAAAGGACTTTGAATGAACTCTTCGTTCTTTGCTGCATAGGCTTCGCAAAAGCGTTTCACACGGTCAAAAGTGAATTTCTCAAACTTGTCGGCTGACATTGTTTTACCCTCTTTTTCAAACCAAAATTGAACAAGAAGCAAATAGCCGGCTGTTGATTTTAGAGTGATTAAATAACCCTCTTTCACGTTTGGAGCTTCGGAACTTGCTACGCTTGCATCAATCATTGCTCCGGCTGTTGCAGCACTAGCACTGATAGCAGCTTCTTCCTGTGCTTTCCTTTCTCTTTCAAGTCGTTGAGTTTCCTGCAACGCTTTTTCTTCTTTTTGGCGTTTGATAGCTGCTTCTTCAAGGCGTTTCTTTTCTTCCTCTCCGGCTTTTGAAATCTCAATCAACTCAGCTTTTTTGGATGGAAGTTTATCTTTGTATTCTTTCAAAGTAGAAGTGATTTCACGTGTGTACTCATACTTTTTAGTTGAGTAGTTGACTGCTAAAACCTCTTTGACAATTTTGTCATAATCATCCAAAGAAGTGAATTTCATACAAGGAGTTTCCAGTATTATTTCAGTAGGAAGAGTATAGCGGGTGTCAAAATTGGTTGACATTGAGAATAAGTCTAAATCAACATTGTCTATCGTTTCAAGTGTCAAAGCATTGAAAAAAGAAATAATGTCATTTTTAGTTTTATCAATACAATTACTGAAGAAATTACCCATTTCAATATCGCATAACTGACGAATTTCAATTAGCTCTTTGTCTTTGTTCAATTGTAGTTGAGCAATACGATCAGCTTCTTGCTTCTCTTTCATTTTTTGAGTGGCATAATCATCTCTGAGAGCTTTCACTTCATCCATGATAGGCTTTAATTCACTCTCAAGTGTCGTGAATTGTTTCTTTACTGCATCGACAATCTGAGTGAATGGTTTACGGCGTTCATTCATTAAGTCAACCGTTTTCTTAGCCTTTATAATGAATGTGGCTAGTTGTGCATCATACACATCATTCATACCTGTTTTGGCTAATTCTACAAGCTTTTGACCTGCTTCAATACACTTGGTCTTACTTGTAATGTTCGACTCTAAAATCTCGGGAGCTGTAGCGACTATTTCCTGTAATTGTCCTACTTGTAGCAATGCAGTTTCTTGAACTGCTAAATCTGTTGTTGTTGTTGTTGTTGTCATAATTGATTATTTAAAAAGGGTCAGTATCTTCAATAATTATTGGTTCACCTGGTTTAGTTTCTTTCGACTCAGGTATATTTTGTGTGTTTTGTGTTTCATCAGTGAATGCTGCGCTTGCTTCTACATCCTCAATTTCTCCCTCAAAGCTTACAAATTCACCTATTCTCAATTTAGTGTAGGCGGCCATTGCATGTTTGATTGTTTTAGTAGAAAGAAAGCCCGGGTCAATTCCACCATCTTGAGAGGTATACAGTTTGTTTGCAGATGTTTTATTTTGTCTCAGTGAGTAGCCTTTCAATCTTTCAATGTCATCAAGAAGTAACCACTTGAAATCAATACCATTGTTAGGAAGTACAATACAGACATAAGAGCCGAAAATAGTTTTTGATTTGCGAGGAATACAAGGTAAGTATTCGATTGTCAATTCTCCACGTTCATTGCTTTTTGGTTGGAAGTGATCACCCTCATAAAGAATTATTGGGTTATTCATTCTGATAATCTGACCGGATCGGATTCTTAGGTTTAACTCACCATAAGCAGTAATCACGAAATTTGCAGTTTGTACCCAGGAGTCTTGCGCACCGGTTTGTTTTACTTTTGTTGAGCGACTCTCTAAATATGCTTCGCTCTTTTGTCCTGGCTGAATAGATAGGTTGTTTGTTGCAATCTCAAGGAATGCAGAGAAAAGAGAAATACCGGTGCATTGAGTCAGTTTATCGTTTGTCATAAATGACTTTCGATAATAAAGCGATTCCTTTTCAAAGATTGTTTCCGCTTCATCTTGACTCATTCTGTGAACTTTCATCAAGATATTTAGAAACTGAATAGCTGTCGGGATTTGTCTAACAATATCCCTTTTGTCTGCAACATCCAAGTTTAATCTTTCTGCGAAATTCGTCAGATCAATACTTGTAGTTTGTTTTAATTCTTCTGTTGTCATAATTTGTTGTTGTTATACTAATTCTTTGTGATTAATTACTTTTACAAGTGATTCGTGCTTTCTTCTCCACATTTCAGCTTTTTCTTTCAGGTCTTCTATTTCATTCTTAAGCCTGAAATTTTCACGCATAAGAATTTCTTCAGGGGTAGGATTATTTGAAGCAAACTGACCTATAAAGTCACGTTTAAAAACTTTTTTCACTTCTTCCGTTTCGAAAATTGTTAGCTGTGTGTAGGTGTTCATTGCTTTTGAATTACTGATATTACACATTCTATAATCATAAAAACTACTCCCGAAATAACTGTTATTAAACCTGCTTTTTCAAGTTTTTTGCTATTGAAAAAAGCTTCAAATAAGTACGTTACCTTTTCCATTTCTTTGATTTTTTTAATAGTTTGATAGTATAGATAATTGCTAGAACTGTCCAAAATGTAATCCATAAGAATGCTGGTTTCATGATTGTAGTTTTTTGAATTTTTGAGAATCAAGATAATTCTCGAATGATGCCATCCTTTTTTGTTTTAAATTTCTTCTCTTTCTGGGATTAGGTTGAGGAGCTTCAACCGCTGTCAATAATTCCTCAACCCTTTTTTGCATCCCTATCAATGAACCTCCAAGTTCAAGTAATTCTTTTCTTAGCTTATTTTCATTCATAATTCACAGTATTGTTCAGTTTTACCTTTTCTTCCTGTTTTTACACGCCTTGCTCTCATATCTGATCCGTTGAAATTGAATACCTCAAAAAATATTAATATCAGCATGGCCATACTTGCAATTTGTCTTTTCATCGGGTTTAAATCCATTGAAATGTTGAATTTCATGCAGAAGAAATAAGTAGCTATTTCAGTAGCTTTTTGTAGGTGAAGCTTATTCTTTACATTATGCAGGTGATTTTGAATTGTAACCGTTGATACGTGAAGAATTTCTGCTTGTTCTTTAGCACTTGCACCCCAGGCAGTCAATTCTATTACTTCTTCTTCTCGTTTTGTCAACATGATTACATCCTCCCTGTTAGCTTAGCAGTCTTTTGCTCAATTCGAGCTTGATTATTTTTACGATCGTTCATGAATTCTATAGCAGCAGACCAGGCTACTTGTTCCTTATCACTCATGCTGTTCAAGTCGTTTTTACATACAGCTGACCATAGAGTCACTGTCGAGACACCTGCTTTTTTTGCAATTGCTTTTTTGTCTCCTCTTTTCATTTGTGCAATGATTTGAGCTTTTTGTTCCGCGAAGTCCATTTAGTTTAATTTTGAATTGTTTATGTAGTATTTTTTCAATCTCTCTAAAGCCATTTTATGAATGGTTATCTTGTGCTCGTATTTGTATCGCTCAGATACTATTTCATCGTGTGAGTAGAAAAGCCAGTTCTTTTCTTGTCTCAGGTTTTCAAGCTGAGCAACTCTGTGAACTTCTGAAAGAATCATTTCAGCAATTACATTCATCTTGTCAAAGTGCTTAATTACATCTACTGTTTCCATATTATTTATCTGCTCTAAATTGTTTGTATTTGTTGTTTTCAATTACCTCAATAGCTTTGTATTCGTCAGTTTTCCACCATGCTTTAAGTTTTGATGATTCTATTTCTGCTTTTGCTTCTCTTGCTTTATCAGCGAGAAACTCTTTCATTTCTTTCCAAACTTTTGACATTGCAAAGCCTAAAGTATAGCCTTGATTTTTTACTAAGTACCAAGCCCTTGTCATTAATTTGCTTTTGTCAATTGTTTTCATAAAAAGAATTTTGAGAAATGAGCATTTTTAATCATTTGTTTGTATTAAATTTGCTGTTTACTTTGCATTGTCTTAATGTTTCGCAAATGCTTACTTAATACTCTGCAAATATAAGCACTTTATAAGCACGAAGCAAATTTATGCTTATATTTTAGGGTTAATAAAATATAAAATAATATATATGATTGATTTTAAAAAGATTAGAATTGAAAATAATTTCAGTCAAGAAGATTTTGCAAATTATTTTGGATGTAAACAGTCTTTCATCTCTCAAATAGAAAGAGGTATAAGAACTATTCCAGATGAGTATATAAGCAAATTAAAAGCAGATTTAAATATAAAAGGAATGAGTGAAAATTTTGAAACTGCTAGAAATAGTGAGAATTTTCTTTTGATTCCTTTATACAGTCAAGATGTAGTTGGTGGAGTAAATAATCAGGAGATGGACACAAATGGATATGTGACCGGATATATGCCTTTTGTAAATGCAAAACAAAATGATATTTGTGTACCTGTTACTAATGATAGTATGGCTCCCCTTTATTCTCCTGGAACAATAGTTCAAATAAGAAAATTAGAATATTGGAAAGAATTTGTTGAGTTTGGGAAAGTGCATATTATTGAACTTAACGATGATAGAAGATTAATTAAAATAATAAGAAAGGGAGATGATTCAAACCATTTCATATTAAAATCTGAGAATCCAAAATACGACGATGCTGATATTTCAATAGATTTTATTCGTTCTGTTTGGCTTGTTTTGGCAAAATATCAGAAAGTAGTAATGTAAATCAAAATTTAATGTAACATGTTATGAAAAAAGATGAAAAAGAGTATCAAATTAGTGAGGATTTAATTAATGGATATTCTCCAGATGGTTTTTACGATGGGGATAATAATTCTGTAGATGATACAGATAAAGCCGTATTGCAAATATATAAAACTCATGGATTAATTCATGCAGTAAGATTTTATAAAGAAATGTCATCTGAGAACTTATCTGATTCTAAAAAATACGTACAAGATATTTTGATTAAAAATGGTATCATTGATGCTAAAAATAAAACTTCAAAAAATAATATTATGGACTTAGAAAAACTAGACAAAGCGGGAACTAATCTTCAAAAATCAGGAAAAGGAGTAATGAAAGGATGTTTTGGATTAGTTGTACTCATAATTATTGGAATAGTATTTTTTGCCACTATGTGTACCAGTTCTGATAAAAAAGAAAATAAAAAAGAAGATTCAATAACTTCTATGGAAAATGAAGTTGCATCCATGCAAAGCAAATGGAAGGCAAAAAGGCTTGATGATATCAATATGATAATTCAAAAAAATATTGCGATGAAAGATGTTGCTGATATTACAACATTTAAGGCTTACATTATAAATGAATACGAGGCGTATTTCAACATGCAGTATAAATATGTAGAGACTGAAATTTGGAATAAAGCTCAAAAGAAATTCCCAAATAGTTTTCAGGATCAAGATTCTTACTGTTCAGAGCATAATTGCAAAGTCATTAATTATGGAGATAATTCTGTGGAGCTTAATATCATTAATGATAATGAAGAAAATCATATTGATGAAATAAACGAGTTAGTGAGTAGACTGTATAATAACTAGTCAAAAAATAAGCATTCCACAATAACAAAACTTCTTGAAAATTACTTTTATGCAGCTATTTAGCGGACATTATCCGGTACATAAAAGTGTATTTTTCATGTACTTTACAAATTTTATTGAACTCGTTTTGTTTTTGAAAATCAATTTATTATGAATCTATAAAGATATGAATGCGCAATCTCATTCAGCGTACCAATATTTTTTATAGTTCTGATTTTCAATTAATCTCCAAGTTCAAGTAGGATAAAGTACATTAAAACGTACATAAAAACTACTTGTATGAAAAAAAAGAACTCATTTACCGTACCAAAACTTTGCAATCGTGTAAACGACTTGTCAAAGTCTTGGTACGTTTATTTTACCTATACTGATGATTTAGGTAATTGGAAGCAATTCCGGTATAAACACGAACTAAACTCGTATAAAACAAAACGAGAAAGAGAGCGTGAAGCAGGTTCTATGATTGCTGTTCTTCATAATCGATTACTAGATGGATGGAATCCGTTTCTTGATAAAATTGAAAAAGAGAAAGAAGATGAAACCGTATCTCAAGCAATTCGGAATATACTTGCCATCAAGAAATCAACCATCACAAAAAGAAGCTACAAAACCTATTCTGATCTAATAGGTTTGTTTGAGAAATGGCTTATCCAAAAAAAATACGATAAACTTTTTATTCAAAACTTTACCAATAAACATGCTCGACAATACTTTGATTGGCTATTGCTTGATAAGAAGTATTGCGGAAGAACATTTAATTGTCATAGAGCTAACCTGAACGTGTTTTTCAATGCCCTGGTTGAACGACAAGTCATTTCTGAAAGTCCAATCAAAGGAATAAAGAAAAGACCTGAAGAAAGAGGAAAAAATACAACTTTCTCAAAAGAAGATGAAATCAAATTCATCAATTATGCCAAGGATCACGAGAAAAACTTTTATTATGCAACACGATTCATTAAATACTGCTTTTTTCGTAGACCTGAACTTGTAGGACTTCAAAGAAAGCATATTAATTGGGATAATAAAACTATTGTGATTGATTCAGAGATAGCAAAAAGCAATAGACAAGATAGTATAACAATTCCTAAAACTTTGGAAAAAATCATACTTGAAATGGATATTTTGAAACTCGATCCTGAAACATATATTTTCGGTAAAATAACAAGCCGGCAATCAGGACCATCTTTAATAAAGCAGAGTAGGGTAGAGGGGTTCTCTGATAAGCAACTTGAAATAAATAAACTTCTTGAAATAACCCGGGGTACTTTCTATTCATGGAAACATACAGGAGTCTGTGAGCTGTACAATTCTTTGAAAGATAAAGATATTTATGTAATCATGCGACAATGCCGGCACACCAACATTAATATGACAATGATTTATTTGAGGTCTTTAGGTCTTGGAGTAAATGAGCAAGTGAGAGAGTGGTAAAAAATAGCTCCTACTTTCACAAGTAAGAGCTACAACAACATTATGACAAGAAAAATGAAAATTGATTTATAGAGCAAATTTAATAATTGCGATAATAACGGCTGTGAGTCCGGCGCCTATGGCTATACCATGTTTTTCAACAAGTGTTCGTTTAACTACTTTTTGAAGACCTGAATTTACTTCAATTTCTTCGCTGAATGATTTGTTTAATTTGGTTATTACAGAATCTTTGATACTTTTTTGAGTGTTGCAATCGGTCAAAGCTGATTTTATGTCAACATTTGAATTCCGGACTTCATTGTTTTCAACCTTTAAAGAGTCAATTCTATTTTGTTGCTTATTTACAAGCGAATCACATAACGGTGTTTTTTGATTTGAATTATCGTAGTTCGTTTGTGCCGTATGAATTTCGGTGTCTTGCTTTGTTCCATTTTTATTCAGTTTGTCTGCCTTTGAATCATGCTGTTTTGCCTGTAATTCTTTATCAGTTTGCAATGAATCATAAATTGCTGCTTTATCCTCCAAATACTTCGTATCTAGTTCGCTTTTCTGCTTGATTAAGGCACTTTTTAGCTCTAACTGTGTAATTGTACTCTCTTCCTTTTTTGAGGTGCATTTTGACACAAAAATGATTGAAGCAAACAGCAAAATTACTAATACTATCCACCATGTTTTTTTTAGAAAGTCTATAATTTTTGTTTTCATACTGTGGTCTCTTTTTTAGTTTGCGATTGAGCGATAAGTAAAATCAGTGCTGCACTTCCAGAAATATAAAATTGATACTTCGTGTACCAATCAGGGGCTAATGTTCCAGAAGTACTAGTGTTTATTACTGATAAACCTATCGGAACCCATCCGAATACTGTTTTTATAAAATTCCAAAAAGCGGGTGTTTTAGCTCTAAGCCGGGCAACCCATAAAATAAATAGTTTTTTCATGCTGCTTGTTTTGAGTAAAATTTGATTATTCCTTGTGTAAATTGAAGAGCTTCCGAATGCCGGCGAAATACTAAACCATCTCTCTTTATACCATCCGATGTCAGATAGTGACTGCACCACCAATCGAAAATCAGAGGCGATTTTGCATTTATCAAATTGAACAGAGTACTTGAACTTCCGCAATTGAAACAGAATGAAGCTAACGCCTCTCTCTGATTATCATTAAGTGGAACTGTAATTTTGCGAGCGATCAATAAATAAACCGGTTTCAAATCTGATTCAAGTTCTGCCTCAACTTCTGCATCAGTTTTCAAAGTTCCAAGCGAGTAGGCTAGTGCTTTGTTAGCTATACCTTTTAAAAACTGTCCTTTGTAAATTATTGCATGCCCTATGCCAGAAGTCCATATTCCACCGCAATCCATTTTCGGTTGATAACCGATTAACTTTAAGTCGTCATCATTCACGCTTTCGTAATGACGTATAATTGCATTTTCAAAAATAGTATTCATAATTACGCTGTTTTTCGATTTACACACTTTCCATCAATACAAAAATTCAACTTTATTAGCTCTATTTCTGCGGTATTTGATTGAATTAAATCTTTCATTTTATCAAAGTCTTTTTTAAAGCAATCAAGTTCTGAAATAGCTTCATCTCTTTGCTCAATAGCCTTATCCCTTTGTTCACGCATTTGGTTACGTTCAGTGTGCATAACTTCCCTCTCAGCTATTACATACTTGTTTGTAGCTCGCAAGTCGATAATAGTATCGCGGGAACTCTCTTGCATGAGTACTGAGCTAGCCCTAAACTCTGCAAACATGTTTGTTTCTGCTTTGCGTTTTCCGTACTTACTTGCCCCAATTACAGCAGCTATAACCGTGGCAAAAGCGGTTATAAAGGCTACAAGAATATAAGTTGTTGAGATAGTTATCATTTAGTACAATTTAATGTGTTTACTTGCTTATAATTGCTATTTCAGCATCAGTCAAAATTCTATTATAAAGTAAAGCTTGATCATAATATCCTGATACTTTTTGAATCCCTGCTGTAGAACCAGCACCTATTGATATTCCTGAATCATGACTAGAAATTGTGATATAATCCTCGAGTATTAAGATTCCATCAATATATATTTTAGCTCTACCATCTGAAGAATCTCGAGTTAAAGTTATATTTTGCCATGTATTTGGAATTAATGTACTTGTTGAAACTACAGTACGTGCTCCTCCCCAATCATAATATCCAATTAAACCGTTTATTAAAAAAATTCCCCAGGCAAGTTGTTTTACAAATAATCCATTGTATCCTGACATTGATATATCGGGTAAGTTCACCCAGATACTGATTGTAAATTTACTAACTTTTATTTCTTCAGGGTTTCCCGAAAAACACATAGACTGAGAACTAGTTCCAGTTAAATTGACAGCTCCGTTTTTTTTCCCAATTATCCAAAAATTCGATGATGTTCCTTGCAAAGTCATATCATTTCCTGTTGGACTTGAATCATGAGCTATACTTCCTAATGCTTCATCAAATTTCCACCAACCAACTAGCCCGTTCGTTGGTGGTAATATTGAGCCAGTATTAAAAATAAAAGGATTATATATATACATTTTTTTTGGACTTTTTTGTAATAAAGAAAATTTCATAATTATTATGCTGATAAATCATTAAATGGAATATCCAATGGGGTAATCCCATCTTCCTGCCATCCTGAATTTATATCAAATATCTGCTTTTCTGAATCCGGTGTGCTATTGAAAGTGGCAATATCAATCAACCTACGAGCGTTTGTGTCATTATCAATAGTTCTGCTTTGTACTTCCATTGTACGGTCATAAATAGCCTGCTCTGTCGCTGTCAATGCTACTGTTCCATACTTTGCCATAATTGGAGCATTTACCATGCTCAATTTTGAGAAATCAGATTCAATTGAAACTTTTGTATTTGCTTCAATTTCCCTCTGTTTGATTGATGCAATTAGTTCCGGCAATGATTTAAATACATAATGCGTTGATGTTTGAAACTCGTTTACGTTTACATAAATAGCGTTCTTTTGATTTGTTGGTACTGCATTAACTACAGCATCGTAAACTCTCATATCAGGAACTGAATCAGAAATTACATTAGTCATGATTAAAAGTTCCTCATTTGGATTTGGTAATGCTTGATTGAAATTCGGGTCAATGGATGGAAAATCGAAATTTGATGCTTTGATTTGAAAATCAGCATCGGTTAAACTACCATAATTACGCTCGGTAGTTTTCCACAAAATTAAAATTGCTTTCATGTAAGTTCTTGTATTTTATTCATTAATATTGATGTAACTAAATTTTTTCCGGATTCTGATAATCCAACCTGATTGACGAAAATAGTTCTAATATCACCCACGTTAAATGTAGTTGTAGTAGATGAAAGAATTTGTGTTCCGGCTATTACCAAAGTTCCGGCTGAAATTTTAGGAAGTGTTGAGAATATTGAAACACCGTTTTTCTTAATATCGAAAACAATGTCAAGACTTGCAGGCGCTGTCGTTACTTCAGCGTAAATGCTTTCTGATGTAATTGTGTGCTGTTCTCTTACCGTTTCGCTTACTATCATCCCAGTTTTAATATCCTGATCTAATCCGGAAAGCACATATTCGGCTAGTTCGGTTGAACTTCCATTAGAACCAGGTGTACCATTTGTTACAGTGAATGTGTCTGTAGTATCATCCGTATAAGTGATTGTATAAGTATCTACTAGTCCAATAGTTGAAGTTTTTGCAATAGAAGTTATACTTTTTCCTGAACTTAAATCTCTTAGTTTCGCAAAGTCTTCTTTGGACATAAGTCCATTTTGCAACGCAGTTGCTAAGCCTTGTATTCCTCCTAAACTGTCCCAATTCGCCGAATCATAAGGATGTGATTCGGCCACTGTATTGCCTGCATAGACATAATTCATTCCTGTATCAAGCAAATTATAAACATCTCCATTTTCCGGAGATGTTGGTAATGCTCCGAAATTCGCAACATTACCTTTGCTTCTGTAAACAGCTGCTATCTTGTCGGACAGTTCTGTTTTAGTTGCATAAGTTGTCTTTACGTAATCAGAAGAAAATACAGTGCTTGCTGATGAATTTTCCTCACCGGATACAATATCATCATCTTTCACCAATACATTTTGAAGAATTTTTTCTTCTAAGTCCTGATGTTTTCCGGCATCTATCTTATTCTCAGAATTGGGATAAATGATTGATTTTAGATAACTTATTAATTGACCTCTGTTCATACTCGTGATATTGTCCAAGTCCCCTCAACAGAGAGATCGGATATTTTTAAAAATGGAGTCCAACTTTTGCGACTGAATAAAGTCCCATCGGCGCAAATAGTTCCAAATTCCGAAATGGTCAAACCGTTAGCATCTCCTGACCCTAATTGAAATGTAATAACTAGTGATGATGAACTAGCTGTTATATTAGCAATTGTCAAATCTACAGCATCAGTTATTTCTGTATCTCCTGAATCTGGAGCAGTTCCGTTACTGCCACATTGAACCTTAGTTATATTCTTTCCTGTAATGCCTGACAATGCAGAAAACAAAGCATTGTATCCGCTATCAACAATCAGGTTCTTTTCCTTCTTAGTCTCGATTAATTTTCCATTCAGAAAAAACCTCAACTCTAAAACTCCTATTAATTTTAGTTTTTCCATTTTAATAGAGTTTTATGATTTTGTTTACACAAATAGAAGGGGGCATATTATTGTGCGGCGCTCCTAGTCCTGAATAGTCAGTTACAGACCCAGATATTGCATTTACTCCGTTGTATTCTCCCGGGGACGTAACTACTAAATTCCCGGGGTCTCCATTATCAGAGTTAGAACCACCAAGTGAAATACCTGAATGTTTGTGTTGTCCATTCTCATTTGCACTTAATGCATGCGCTCTTTCACCCAATATGTTTCCTAAAGCATACCCGGTAGTCGCACCGCATTGAATTTCCGTGTAACCTTCTGGAACGTTTGGAATCTGGAAAGTTCCCGCTCCGACGTTAACTCCGTATGGTGATTGATAACCACCAAGATTCAGAAATAAATCATTGTAATCTGTAATTGATAGGCTTCTGCCATCTCTCAAACTCCACCCCGCTGGGATTGTAGTTGATGGTCCATGCCAATCCATTGTTGCACCTGCCGGCATATAAGTTGCGCCTAAAACAGTATTAAGTGTTTCGCGCGTTTTTTGTCCTGTTATTTCTCTATTTCCGTTAGTTGTGAAAATAGTGTTTATGAGTGTTTGAAGTACTGTTAGTGTGTTCATGTTAATGTGTCGTTTTCTATTGAAAAGTCGTTATTAAAGTCGTTATTAAAGTCTCCACCTGATAGAACTAAGTCATCGGTAAGCGATAAGCTATCTTCTAATTCTATTCCGAAATATACCTCGGTTAATATACTCCGGGCATTTTTGTAATAACTGATAAATGATTTTAGCATAGTAAGAGAATTTGCACCAATTACACCTAAATCATTAGGTGTAAGTTCTACCCGAAAGGCACACCATACATTTTCCCCTCCGGGATAAATGGGAACATTCTCTTGTGTACTTTTTGGCGTAAATCCAATTAATGAACAGGCTTTTTTTATCCCCCAAATAGTGCCTATATTTCTGTGCAGTCTTATTGCATTCTTAATAAGCTCTCTTTGCTGTTCTACGGTCGTGCATTGGTCAAATCCTCTGAATCCATCTACATCGAATTGCTTAGCTAACCAGGGTAAAGCGGAAGATTGAACAACATCAACCAGATAAACCATCATAGGTGCTAAGTCTATGTTGTCAAACTGGTTTGATATGATTTCATCAAATATTCCAAGTCGACTATCAGCTACAGCCGAAGCCATTAATTTTCTACCCATTGTTAGACCCTGTTATTGTAATTGTTATTCCCCCTGCTTCAAGTTTTGCAACCTGCCAAGGACTTACCACTAAGTTTCTACCGGTTAAACTTCCGATCGTTGGAATTATCGTTGCAGTTACATCGTATACATTTGATATTCTGCAAATAGATTCTATGTAAGTAGCTACAATATCAAGTCCTAAAGCCTGTTTTTTTGCTGTTGCAAAATCATTTAATATCGTATACAGTGAACTTGTAAGGTCTGACCCTAAAGCATTAGGACTCTTTATTACATTAACCGATAAGCTATACATTAATTCTGTCGGTTCTCTAACGACTACAGTATCTGTCAAAGGTCGTATATTTTCATCACTCAATATTTGTGATATTTTGTCATTTATTGCGGTTGTCGGTATTTCTCCGTTATCCAACAAAGAGAATATATGAACCTCTCCGGCTTTTATCCAGTTTTCGGTATTTGTAAGCGGATTTATACCTACAGTTCCATTCTTTACGCAAACAGCAACAATACCGTTGATAGTTACAAAGCTATTTATGTTGTAAGTAGTTCCGTTATTGTAAGTTGCTATTGTCTCTATTGGAAGATAGTCTCCTAAAGTGGCAATGGCAACATCAGAAATAAGAGCGCTTGCTGTTTTAGCCCAATAGATATAAGCGTTTCGGCTCCCTGCTGTGCTGAATTTAGATGTAGCTAATTGAACACGTGACCTTAATTCGTCGTCACTTTCTTCATCTGAACCTCCGGCGGTAATATTCGTGTTTGTAACCGCTGAAATATAGGCATAAGGGTCTTGAACTGTGTTTATTTCCCCTATTCCGTAGCCGTTACCTGAAACTCCGGTAGTTTGGCAAGTTGCTGAGACTTCAACAGAATCAACTCCAACAGGCACAACTACATCATCATCCGTTGCGAATATCATTTGTCCATCTGCGCTAACAACACGAGTACCTAAAGGAATGGTTACCTGTAAATGCCCGGTTACAATAGTGAATCCAAGCGTACATACTGCTCCCTGAGCCGGAAGACGTGTTATATTGAATAGCGAAGCTAAATAATCTAATACCGGTGCCGTTGAAAAATCAACTAGCATTGACTTTCCGGCAGCATTTACTCTGTTCATCGCAAGTGCCTTGTGATATGCGATTGCTGAGGCTATTATGTATTCGGGCTGTGCCGGCTCAATAGTTTTTCCGCTCAAATTCTCAAAATCTGATAAAACTTCTGATAAAATAACCGCAGGATCGGAATCCACAAAAATTGGGTCTGTTAGTGCCATTTAACTATATTGTTTATCGTTATATGCTTGTGAATATGCTTTCATTTTCGCTACATTATTAGCAGAAATAAGGTCATTTATTGAGAGAGTTGCTTCTATTTTGGTATTTGTTTGAATGTAAATACCCGAAATAGCCACTTTTATATTATTGTCATCGCCAACAATTGGCTTTACCTGCGAAATAGTACATCTAGTCTCCCATTTCTCCAAGTCTTTTATTATCTGAGCTGAAAAATTTCCGCTAAATCCATTATTTGGCTTGTCTGCATATTGATAGATGTAACTACCAAAATTTGGACGCAATGGGTCGCTACCAGGTATTGTATGAAGAATGACATACCAACTTTGAGCTATATCCTCGGCACCTTCCACAGAAACGCCAAATGTGTTTAATGATATACTGCTATCTCCGTTCATTTTGTTGCTGTTAAAGTTATAGTTCCGGTTACTGCTACCGAACCGGCTGTCAATATGGCATCCACGGTAGTCGTATCTATTCCGCGTTTAATGGCATCTGCAATTTTATCAGAAAGTTGGTCGGCAAATGAATTAATAGCATCTTGCTGATCCCCTGTATCTGTTTTCATTGTATCTAGAATTGATACAATATCAGTTTTCAATTGATTTTTATCTATGCTCATGGTTTTGGAATTGGTTTTCCACTAGGTCCTACCGGAGTTGTGTGTAAATGGTTAATCAATGATATTTCCTCGACTCCCGCAATGACATCTCCGGTAACTGTTAGTTTTTTACATTTAAATATGAGTTCTGCTTCAGTTCCTCCATCTATAGTTAGTGTTTTATTTTCTGTATCGTAGGATATAGAAGTCCCATCACTGAATCTATATCCTTCTGTAGTTTCATTTGCCCATTCCGGTATATTTTCATCGTCGGTTATGACCCGGTGCAATATCTCTCCATCCTCACCGTTATCATGCATTTCTACCGCAACCTGACAGGTTATAGGAAATAATTTCACTTCGCTCATTGAGTTTGGCAGAGATAGCCAACCGCTCGTTATGTCTATTTCATCAAAATAAACACGTGCCCGACCTTCTTTTACTTCCGATATGATTCCGTATCTTAGCATAATTATTCTTCTTTTTCTTCTCCCAAACTATCAAAAGCCGTTTCCGATGTTGTCGGTTTTTCCTGCTTAACTCTAGGCACTCGTTTTGGTTTAGGTATTGACCCTGTCTTTCTAATTTCTAATGACATCGTATAGCCTCCCGAACTATCAATCGTATGCGTGGAAGTTGGTATATGATATTTACCTGAACCCATTCCAAAACCGGTTAAATCAAAATTATTTCCGGCTACCATTTGCGGGTCACCGGGACCCGTTATTGTACCTGACTGCTTGTATTTATTCTTTCCCCAAAGTCCGCCTTTTACTTTTGCTTCTGCTTGACTACTCGAAGCTACAGAACCAAAGAAAATGGCTTTATCATTACCACCCGAAAGAATATTGTCAATGTTGTAAACTACAAGTTTACCTTTTTTGCGGTTTCTCTGCTTTATTTCACCGCTCGAATAAGTATCAAATGTTTTTTCGTTTAGCTCATAAGATGATAATTGTGTTTTATCTATCTCTGTAACCGAGGCTACTTCTTCGAGGTCATGATAGCTGATAAAAACCATTTTTTGACCCTTGACGGTAAACATAAAACCATACTCCTTAGCCAATTCAGAAAGAAAAGCTAAATCTGTTTTAGTATTTTGAGTTTTCCTATCCAACCAGATTTGAGAAAGCATATTAGAACCATCTATCAACGTGAATCCATGTTTCCGGCAGAAATAAAGAGCTATCTGCTTTAAGGTTTGTTCCTCAAAAGCTTTACTGTTTTTTGTTCTCAATGCCTTAGAAATTCCGGCTGAGATAGCTTTAATCGTTATCTGGTCAGGAGGTCCCGAAAGCGTTACGTCATCAACTTCAAATAGACCACTGTCTATTTGAAGTTGATGATACCCGATGTAGAGTTGTAAAGTATCACCTTCAGCCGGATACCAATCCTCAAACCAAACGGCACTCGTATTATCCAAAACCAACGATATCTCGTCAGTGGCTTCTTCCTCGTGGTCTGTGTACGTGACTGATGAAACATATTGCTTTATTTTATTCGTTACGTTATTCTTATTCCAAAATAGCGTTATATCAGCTTTCCTTGCTACTTCCATTATCAGGGAATATTAATTTTACATATTTAAGATTGACACAAATATCACCGATACCCCTAACATTTAAAAGAATTGAATCTTCTTCCCTTGTAAAGGCTATATTACCTGTGAATTCAAAACCTTCTCCAATCACTTTAAAAGTTGATTTTTTGAATTTTTCTTCTCGATATGCTTCTAAAATAATTTTCTTTGTCATAATGTTATTTTTTTAGCTACTTCCATGGCGGTAATTTCGTTGTTAGTATTGCTGAATCTGTGTCATCTAAAATAGGTACTAAAAGAATTGTTCCTTCAGGTAATTCTGTATCAATAGGAACTGCGGTATTGGCTTCAATCAGTGTTTTAATTCCCGACATAGAACCGTACATCTTCCACGCTATAGAGCCCCATGTTTCGCCCTGTCCAGTTGTATAATTAAAAGTGCTCATTCTCCGCCCTCCCTACTTCCAATAAAAGCCGCAACAGGTGCATAGCTTTTATTCATATAATAAAGTGAATCTGTCAACTTGTTATTCGCTGTCAGTAAATCGTTTGGATTCTTTACTGCAGCAGCTGCCTTTATATCATCCAATGCAGAATTTACCATAGTGATAGAATTACTCAGATTAATAGCACGAAAAGCTATTTTCTTTGTTGCTTCTACCTTTGTATTTGCTTGCATAAATGAAGACTTAGCACTATCTGCCGTAGCTGCTATTTTAGTATACATACCATTTGATGGAGCAGGATTCGCAGCAATTGAAGCCTGTAATCTGGCTGATGAAATTTGACCGCTCTTTACACTCTCTGCTATTGATAAACCAGTTGATTGTTTCAAAGGTATTGCTGCAATAGGAACAGGACTTTGACTAACTAAAGCTGACCCTGTTTGTTTTATAAAGCTAGCGTTCGTATTATATTCTAATAGGTGAATCTGACATGTTATAGCAGTTGGATAACCATTATCGAGACAAACTACTTTACTTTCTGATAATGTTGTTATTACGAATTTTCCGTAATTTTTTCCGGTTCCATCTACTAAATAATCAACAATTCCACCTTTACGAACTTTTTGTAAAGCATCCATTTCAGCACGTGGTGTGCAGAACTCAATATGAAATAAGGCTGTTATATCGTATTCGTCTAATTTCTCACCAGTTCCCTGAACTACTGGCTTAGAACCGATAATTGGTATCTGTCCATAGTTAGTTTCAAAACTACCATCCCACGATTGCGGCAGTTTTATTCCTTGAAAAGTTATATTTGCGAACGTTAGAAACATTAGTTAAAGGATAAGCGATTTTGATTTTGAGAATATTTTTTCAACCACTGTTCAATTTCTGTTTTATGCTCATTCAGTATTTTAGAAATATCCTGTTTTACTGTCGGTGAGCCTCCGTTTAAATGGATAACAGGTGCATAATGAATAGCAGGAGCATTTGATATGTTTGCTCTCTGAATGTTGCTTGAATTGTACGCTTGTGTTGAACGAACTGCTGCTCGTGATTTAGGCTCGTCTTTTGCTCTTTGAGCAGCTTCCTCAATTGCTAAATGTCGGTTATATGTTCCCGGCACACTCTTTACAAGTACAACACTCTTTTTGATTGCGTTTTGAGTAGCTGTTATTCCGCTTAAGTCTTTAACACCACTCCATGCTACTTTTCCGGCTGCTGAAAATTTGCCTTGTCGTAATAATGCAAATGCCTTGCCTATGCTTCCAATTCCAGATATTAGACCTTTTATTCTGTCGATTACGTATTCTTTTAGGATATTACCGAACCCTTTTATCGTGTCCCATGCTGTTTTTATTCCGGCTCGAAACCATGCAAATTTTTTCCATGCAATTACTATAGCAGCAGTTAATGCGGCAATTCCTACAACTACCCATGTAATCGGATTTGCTAATAGTGCGGAATTTAAAAGCCATTGTCCTGCGGTAGCTACTTTTTGAGCAACAGCTAAGGCGTAGTATTGAATTTTGAAAAGAATCATCGAGTTTTTAGTCAGAGCTATCCCGATTCTTGCTAAATCCATTATCTTTTTAAAATTTCCAATAGTTCGTATTACCGTTCCAGATACAAGAAGAAAAGTGCCTAAAACAGTGAGAAGAATTCCAGTGCTAGCAGCCATAGTTAAGACTGTTTTAGCTAAAGTTTTATGCCTCTGTGTCCACATTGAAATCTTCTTAGATATGTCTGCAATTTTCTGCATATACTTTATCACAGTAGGAAGAACGCTTACAGCGATAGTCGTTTTTATTCCCATCATTGCCAATTTATTTTCGCCCATAGCAGCTCGGTATTTTTTGAATTCTGCTATCTGTTTATCAGTGAGAACAACTCCGTACTGCTCCATTTTATCTCCATACGCTTTGATAGCTTTACTTCCTTGATTAAGCATTGGAATAAGGTCTTTACCTGACTTTCCAAAAAGCATCATAGCAAGAGCTGTCTTTTTCGGTCCGTTTGGTGCGTTTTTAAATTTATCAGATAATTCAGTTAGGAGCGCTGAACTGTTTTTTAATCTTCCATTTGAATCGTAAATAGATAGTCCAGACATTTTAAAAATCTTTGCAGCCGCTTTATTCCCCATAGCAGCGGATATTTGAGCTTTTGACAACCTCCCGAACGCCATTTCTAAACCGGTTATTTCAACACCCATTTTTTCAGCAAAACCGCTGTATTTTTGAAAACTTTGAGTTGACATTCCTACTTTCTGGGCTGAGAATTCTATCTGTTTTGCTTTTGATGCAATCGAAGCCACATCTGCAAACAAAGCTCCTGTTATTGCCGCCCCTGAAGCTGCCATTCCTGCGCCTATCTTCTGCATTTTTCCACCAATAGCGTTAGCCCTCTTTTGGAAGTTAGTCATTGATGCTGTAGACTTCTTTGTTGCTTGGTCGATAACGCGGGACATTTTATCTGTCGCACTCAAAACCATACTCAACTTCATTACTTCACTCATAATTTTACTTTAAATAAAAAGGGAGTTTTTTAATTTTCTCCCTTTTCAAATCCTACAACTAATACTCGTTTTATTGATTCCTGCTCCAATCTATAAAGCTCAAAAGCTGATTGAAGGCTTATTTCGAAGAAATCTATTTCTAAATCTAATATCTCATTTAATCCCGATCCTGTGAAGTGACTTAAGAAAACCACATCTTCAATCGGGATTATGCGTTTTTTAAGTCATCCTCATCAATAAAGAGATTTGATACCAGAACAAAGTCATCCTCGGTCATGTCTAATACATCTTCGAGTACTACCGCCTTTCCATCAATTAAAATTTTTGCTGCGACTGTGGCGTAGGGAATAAGATACTCTTTCCCTTTCGGCTGATTTCCTGCGGCTGCAAGTTCTCTGACTTTTACATTCTCTTTTTTTGTGGCTACTTGACCACTTGATAATTTTACTTCACTTTCCATAATGTTATAAATTTGTTATTTGAGCCTCAAACAGGATTCGAACCTGTGACCTACTCATTACAAATGAGCCGCTCTACCAACTGA